CTAGCCGACATGGGGTTACATTCCTCCTAATAGAAACGACGATTCAAAACTAGCAGCGCCACCACCAACACCCTCGAAGGTGGCACCGTTAAACACCTCAAGCGCGTTCACATCCTGAAGGTAAGTCACCATGCCCTCAGTGGGAGTGCCAATCGCCGCAGTACGTGCCGCAGCGTCCGCGAAAACCATGACGGCCTGGTCCATCAGATAGCCGTTCACCTCGGAGGCTTCTAGAACCTCACCGGCGGTAAACACCTTACGGCCTAATCCAGCCACATTAACTCCCTAGAATCCAAGACGTCCAGTGTCTAGTTTACCGAATACTGCGTCATCGAGAACAAGCGGCGCAAACTCAAGCGAATCAAAACCAAACATAATGTCATGTCGGCCAGGCGACTGCGAATGGGCAATCTTAATAACCTGCCCATACTTCTCAATTTGCGTCCCCGTCTGATTAGGCGTGAACCTAATAAGCGCCACATCCGAAATCTCCAACCCCAACACAGCCGCACGATCCGAAGCCGACAGCGAATCCACATTCACCGACAACATCGAAAACCGCAACTCCGGCTGAGCGAACCGCGCCACCACATAGTCAGCCAACCCCTGCAACTCAGCCTGTGACGTATTTAACACTGAGAACGATTCCTCGATAATCCCGTAAGACACCTGCGACAGCGAATCCGTAGCAATCGCCGTCCCCACAGCAGACTCAAACACAGCCCGGTTCACCAACAACTCCGAACCGAAATCAATCGCCGCCGACTGGAACCCCACCCCAGTACCATCATCCGCAAACGTCACCAAAGAATCCGAACGAGCCGCCCCAGAATCCTCATCCTTAAACGTCAACGCCCCATCTTTACCAATAAACAACTGGCCACGTTCCGTCGCCTCAACCAGTTGCAAATAATCCAACGCCCCAGAACCATCAAACTCCTGCCCCAGCAACGTCACCCCACCAGCATCAACCGCCCGCTTATCCGCCGGCCAATCAACCGTCAACATATCCAACACAGCCTCAACCCGAGCACCCGACAACTGTTCAACCGCAGTCCCCGAAGTGTCAATGTTCCGCTGTGCCAACAGTTGCAAATCATCCGCAGCAGTCACCACCGCGTTCGACTTGCCCGCCGTCGAATAGTCAAACTGCCAATCATTCACCGAACCATAGAACTGCGCCGTCCCATCCATCATCACCCGAATCGGCACACGCGGCACAAGGTCCACCGCCGTCCCCACAACCGGGTCAAAAAACCGGTCTTCATTGTGGAACGACACATCTAACGAACCCGCCGAATAGCGTTCAAGGTCACGGTTCTTGCCCCGCGTAATTGAAACCGAAGCCACACGGTCAGACACATCCACAAAACTCGTCCCACCAAGACGGTTTTGGTCCAACACACCCTGAACCGGCGAATCCAAAACAAAGCCGCGGGTAACACCAATCTCGACCGTCGTAGACATTAGGCGCTCGCAAACACAGGACCGCTAACCCGCTCATACCGTTTAATCGCAGTTACGACTTCCTCACCGATTCGCACAGGATCGCCCACACCAGCCTGAACCGTAATGTTGTACGTCGGGCCACCACCACGCAAATCGTGGTTCGGCACAATCTCGCCACCACGGTTAGGCACAAACAATTCAGGACCACGCTCGCCCACCAGATACGGCGTACCGTTCATTACTAGGCCGCCCTTCGCGCGAGTAGTCACGCTGGGGAGCAACGGAGTACCAAAGGGCAACAGGCCGGCACGCTCCCGCACAGACATGTCCGAAAGCGCCGTCAAGCCTAACTGCCGACCAAACAAATCGCGGGCCTCTTGTAGGCGGTCACGCTCCGGCAGGAACGGTGTCGGACGCCCGAAGCCCATCTGCTCTGCCTGCCGAGTAATACGATCCGAAACGCCGGTCACGTCAATCTCTGGGAACTCGTAAATACGGTCTGGCACTTCCACACGCCCAAACGCGCCTTCTTCCACCTGTGGCAGGGCAAGAATCGCCGCCGCAGTTGCCGCAAAACCCGGAAGCACTTTCAGCGCACTGGCAATCCGCTTGGCCGAGCTAATTGCACTGTTAACGCCGCGTTCCATTGCGGCAATCATGTGGTTAATCATTTCGGCAATGGTCACCTCGAGACCGTTCACGCCGTTCTTAATCCCAGCGGCGAAAATGTCAAACGCGCCGAGGAACGGGAACAGACCACTGTTCTCCAAGAAGTCAAGCGCGGCCGGCAACCAGACCTCAAGCCAATCGGCAAAAACCTCCAAAGCCGGAACGACAAAAGTCTCAATCACATCGGCCAGCAGAGGAAGAATAACCTCGTAGAAAGGCACCAGCGCCGCGGCCAAATCCAACGCCGGCTGCAACAGCGCATCCAACAGCACCAAGAACACCGGCAGAATGGCATCCAACAGCGGAACAAACAGTTCAATAATCTTGGTCAAAATCGGCGCAAGCATATCCACCAGCGGAACCACAAACTGCTGGATAGCCTCAACCGCAAACTCAATAATCGGAATAAGCGACTGCAACAACGCCGCAAAAGGTGGCAACAGAGAACCAATTAACTGCAAGAACACTTCCGCGATTTGCCCAATGACCGGCAACAGCGGCAAGAACCCTTCCAGCAGGCTCGGAATAATTCCCGCCACATCTTCCAAAATCGGAGCAAGCTGTTCCATCGTCTCCGACAGAATCGGCGTCAACTGTTCCACAATCGGCACCATCGCCGCCGTCAAACCCGCAAACGCCGGCAACAACGCTTGCCCAATTTGGGCCTGCATATTCTTGAAATTGGCAGACAGAATCCTTTGCGAGTTTGCCAACCCGTCCGACGTATTCGCAAAGTCACCCGCCGTCTTAGCGGTTTCCTCCATCAGCAAGCCATAACGCGCCTGGACCTTTTGGTCCTCGGTCATCTGCTCGCCTACACCAATAAGACCCTCACGAAGCGCATACGCTTGAACCTCAGACTGAAGCAGGTTGATACCAAACCGTTTCAGCGGTTCCGCCTCACCAGCCAAACCAGACTGGAACACCTGCAACGCTTCAGCAACGTCAATGTTGAACACCGAAGCAAAGTCAGTGGCGCGGGTTGACACATCGCCAATAAACCCGGCAACATTTCCACCCTCGCCCACCACACGATCGGCAAACGCTGAAAAGCGCACCGCCGCATTGTTGAACTCGGTTTGTGAAACACCCAACGCTTGCGCCGAGTTCTCACCAATCTTGAGAACACCGTCAGCCGCCTCACCAAACGCCACATTCACGGCGTTCATTGACTCAGACAAATCCGAGGCAGCACTTACCGACTTCTTTGTGAAGTTGACAACGGCAGCTGCCGAGAACGCGGCCGCAATCGGACCAGCAATCTTCTTCAGGCTCGAAGCAAAACCACCAAGCTGACCCTGAGCTTTCTTCAGCCCCTTCGGATCCGACTTGTAAACAATCGGAAGCGTTATGCCCTTAGCTTGTGCCATTAGCGGCGCAATCCTTTCCGGTTCACCTTGCGGACATAACCGTTAATAATGTCCACTACCTCGTCAATGAGGAACCCGCGTTCTTTCATAAAGTTCTGCCACGCGAAACGGCCACCCTTACCACCCGACGACAACGGGTAGCGCCGGTCCAAATTGTCAATAAACTTGCGCCCCCGAGGTCCCTTCACATAGCGGCCACGAGTACCAGCCAAATCGGCCATCTTCAAACCGGCCCGATATTGACCCCGACCAAACACTTCGATACGGGCAATCGAACCACGGCCGCCACCGGGAGTCGCATAGGACCCCACATTGACCCCCCGCCACGCTGTGCGGCCGTTGTGGCGCATACCAGACAAAGGTGGCTGCTGAGGAATGCGGGCCTTAATCCGGGCCGCAGTGGGACGCACAGCCTCTTTAATGTCCTTGCCGACCTGTTTCCGCAAATTAGGGTCAATCTGCGCTAACTGTTTATTGACAGAGCGAAGCGTGGTCGAGTCAATAGAAACGCGAACTGGCATCGGGCGGATCCTCCAACCCCCAGTCTAGCGCTTGCCCTTCTTCGCCTGTTGGCTTCGAGAAACCAAATAGCGATAGATCGTCCACAACAGTCGCGGTTCTAACGCCAAAAGCTCACGCGGAGAAATCTGGGTTTCCACCGCCAACATGGCAATGAACCAATGTGCGGAGGACTGGCCCAGCCCCTTTATTTTTTTGCTTCAGCGCTTGCCACGCTCGAAACGCCCTCAGTCCACTTCTCAAAGGCGTCTTTAGTCTTGCCCATACGGTGTAGGGCGGTCCACGCCAAGAAGAACATGTGGGTGATTCGCACTTCCTTTTCCAGTGTGGTGATGGAAATGTCGAACTTTGTTTCGAACGCGATAAGGTCAGCCGCGATTGCGGAAACGCTTTCGGTCGAGCCGTCTACAAAGGTAACTTCAAGTTCAATCGGGTTCATACCCGAAAGTGTACTACGCCTCGAGGCGAGTTACAGTACCCGAAGCAATCGGCCACTCCCAACGCTGGAGTCAAACGGGCTGTACTCGGTGCAGAGGTAGACCGCGGAGAATCCGGGGTTGGTCGAACCGATAGCGTCCGAGGTCGGCTTGACAACCACAGTCGCTTCAGATCCGAGCAGCGGGTAGAGGGTAGCGTCAACCGCGGTAGCGCCGAAGTCCTGGTGGAAGTCAAGCGAAATGCTCGCGTCCTTCAGGCCGCTGATGCGCTGGCGGAAGTCGTTACCGAACGCAGTGGTTTCCTGCTCCTCGGCGGTGAGGTTGAGAGTGACGGCGGCGAGGCTTGAGCTGAAGTCCGAGCCGTTAATCTCGATGTCGTAGTCCTTAGCCACAAACTTGGCCACGTTAACTCCTTATAGTGCAAAGACGGTGACCGTGAAATCCACGGCCATATACTGTATATCTCCAATTGTAAC